TTCTGTTGTTATTGAATTATAAACGGAGTGTTTTATTTCTCTACTTAAATTACAAACAACTCTATTCCAATTGTCATGTTCAAATTTTGGTGTTACCCATGATTGTATGTTTATGTAGACAGATTTTAATTTTTTTGAATCTACGGTCCCGTAACTTGATTTGATAGGATTATAAAGATTCAACTTTACACTTTTGCCTTTTTTCATTAATTTTCATATTATTCGGTTTATTTATTATAAAAATAAGAGATATAAATCCGATAGTCAAAATTTTTAGAAAAAAGTAGATATTTTATAGTATGTTAATAGTTGAAATTAAAAATGGAGAGAATATAGAAAAGTCTCTCAAGACGTTAAAATCTAAAGTCATAAAGACAAAACAAAATCAAATTTTGTTTAACAGAAAAGAATTCAAAAAAAAATCGGTCTTAAAAAGAACCGAAATTTTAAAAGCGAGATATATTCAAAGAAAGGAATTAAATTGAGTTTTCTAAGTTTTTTAATTTTAAGAAATTAAGTTGGTCAAACTTTTCATTTTTAATTATATCTATTGTTTCAGATATTTTTGTTTTTATTTCAAATTCTTTTTCATTTTCTAAAATAAAATTTAATTTAGTGATGGTGCTCTCTCTAAGTGTTTCAAACTTAGTTTCTAATGTTTTTGTATCTTCAGAAATAATTTGTAAAAATTCTTTTCTGTCATTCTCACTTAAAGTTTCAATATAGTTTCTTAAAGTTTGATTAGCAATGCTAACCATAGATTTAATTGGAATGTTAATTGATTCTTTTACACTTTTCTTTTCAGAAGTTAAAATATTAATGATATTTTTCTTGGAGGAAACCCTCTCAGATAAACTTATTTTATTTAAATAAACTAAAGTATCGATGTCAGAATATTCATTTACAGACTCAGAAAGTGCTTTAGGTAATTTAACACTACCTAATAATTTTTGAATAATATTCACTCCTTCTTCCAAATATTCTTTAGCGTCTGACTCAGACAATCCCTGTGGAGTACTTAATTGGTCGTATAATGAGTAAATTTTTGACATAGATTTATTACTCAATACGTTATGTTTGAATTCTCTTAAAGATTTCTTGAATTCACCCTCATTCTTATAGGATTCAATTAAACTGTTTTCAATTATGGATTTTATTTGCCCGAAAGTCATTTTTAATGGTTTTCATATAAATATTATGAATCTAACAACTTATCAAGTTCTTTTGAAATTTCTCCCAAAGATTCTTGCCCTTGACCTAAATCTAAAAATAATTTACCTTCAATTAAATTATTTTCAACCAAAATATTAAGATTATTCATTCTAGATTCTGGTGTTACTTCTCCTCCTTCCGCTGGCGGTGGTACAGTTTCTTCTCCCGCTGCTGGTAGTGGAGGTTCTGTTCCTAAATCACCACCCCCAAAATCACCTCCTGGTGCTGGTGGTGGAGTTGCTGTCGATACTGCTGGCGCAGTTCCACCTGATGTAGAACCGTATAACTTATCAATGTTATCAAATATTCCTGTCTTAGTAATAACTGTCGGAGTTGCTTTAAGTTCTTCACCCACAGCTCTTTCAATTCTTTGTTGTTGTAAATCTAATCTAATTTCTTCATCAGACCAACCAAAGATATGTTTCTTAGCCCAAGTAGATGACGTTGCTTGAATACCATTTCCTGGGTCTGCAACCAAATCTTTATAAAGAAGAACTTTTTCTTTCCATACATCAATCTTTAATAAATCAGCTTGAGTAGATGGGTTTGTTAGACCTAATGTAAAGTTTGAAAGTTCGTCCTCAAAACCCAATAAGAATAAGTGAACGATTGCAATCTTATTTAATTCTTGAATCATACTCTTTTGGATTCTATTAATCGTACGAGCAAATCTAATATCTTGTAATGATAAATTTTTACCATCACCAACCACTTCTTCAAATCCTAAGAAAGCCTTAGGTACACGAAGAGCTGTTAATAATTTCTTTTGAATATATTCAATATCGGCAATTTCAGATAGGTTAGTAGCTCCAGGTAATGTTGTAATTGGGTCGGGTGCTGCTGGGTCTCTTACAGGTATAAAATAATCTTGGTCAACCGCCATTTGGTTGAATCTCATATCTACGTTACCTGTTTTACTATCAACAATTTGTTCTCTTTTGAATTTATTGGCAACACGTTGAACATATGCTTCAACATCGTCGTCATTCATATTACCAACAAATACTTTAAACATTCTTCTTTCAGGAGCTCTTGAAGTACGATAAATCAACATCGCATCTTCCGATAATAAAAGTTGTTTCCAAATTCTTCTTGCTTTTTCCAACATAGAAGTACCATAAGGAAGTTTTCTATCATCACCCAATAATCTAAAGTGAGCAATCTCCCATGATTGAAATGTCATGTTCTTATTCTTCCAAGTAAATTCTAAGGCTTTTGGTTTTTCAGGTTTTTCAACGTTAACCGTAATTTTAGCTCCTGCACCTGCTTCATGTCGTTCAATCTCAATTGTTGGTAATTGTTGACACCCAACAATACCTTTTTCAGGGTCAAGTTTTAAATACACAAAATTGTCACCGTATTTACAAGTGTTTCTTGTCCACATTGGTAAGTTAGTGTTGATGTCCAACGAATTATTGAATAAATCCGCCAATACAGATTTAATACGTTTTGACTCTGAATAAATTTGTAAAATAAAACCATCTTCATTTGTTGTTGTAGATTCTTCTGAATATATGTCTAATGCCGCTGAAATCTCAGGAGTATACTCCATTGATTCATAATCATATTGAGCTGAAAGTCTTGTTGGCTCATAATACATCGCTTGAGAATACATGTTATTCTCAACCTTTGCCCATTGACCTGATAAATAAAATGTTTGTTGTGACTGTAATTTTTCCTTCTCGTATTCATCACGATTTGTTGTACGTAACAACTCCTTCTTATCAAATTTGAAAGTAGGATAATCTTGATTCAACAAAGAATTTGGACCAAACGTTTTGGATAAACGTTGCCAAACGGTCAGATTTTGTTCGCTCATGGTATAATTTTAACTCGTTTCTTTAATAATATAAATAGTTATTTACCACCAAATAACCATCCATATGTTTCATAGTCTTTTTTAGAAGGACCTGAGTTATATTGTCGACTATCTCTCCCCATTTGAGGTACCATAGGATTAAAGAATTCAGAAGAATTTTTATTCTCTGTTACGGTTGTTGCCCATGAATTTAACATCGCCTTTGTATGATTGACAACTTTAGTTAAAGATTGGAAAGATTTTTCTGCAACATAAATTGCCATAGAAATTCCCATAATACAGTCATCGTGATGATTTTTTTGGTGGTCAGGTCTACCGTTAACGTAAATGAAAGTATTCATTTCATTATACAATCTATGTGAATAAATTTTAAAATCATGTCTTGCAGCTTCCTCTAATGAGGCAATTATTTGTACTCTCTTATTATTAAAATTAATACCAGGTATTTTTTCATTTAACTTAGGGTCGTATTTCCACTTGTTACTTGTATCAACATTATCAACATACATACCACCTTGATATCCCAATTCTTGCATTTTTCTTGCCGTTGCAACACCCATACCTCCCGTTAAATCCACAACACAATATGCGTTATACATAGTTCCCCACTTGTAGGCAATCTCTGCAGTAATGTCTGGTGGGATTTTTCCGACATATTCAAGGACTTGTTCCCTTGTATCGAAGTCGATTATCTGAATACAACTAAAGTCCTCAGAATCACCTCTGGATACGTCTACACCCATAACATATTTGTGACCGTTTTCTGGCTCTTTAAAAATCCATAAAGAACCCCCCATCATTTTGGCTAATGGTTCTCTTAGTTGGTTTTTAGCAATGTTTTGCATTAATTCAGAGTCAAATACGTTATCACCTGAACCCAAGAAGTTACATTCCAACTCCTGAGCCACTTTTCTTCTATCAAACTTTAATTTTTTAACCATTCCCTCAAACCAAGATGAACATGGTTTATATCCTTGGTCAATATATGAAGTCACTATTGAGTGGTCTCTTTCATATGGATTCTCAATTGATAAATCAACCACAACATCCTTTGGGTAATCTTCTCTATTCAATAAAAAGTGAACTAAATCATTTGTTTTAACCATATACAAATCTCTTGTATATCTTGGGTCACGATGCCAATACATCTCAGAAATTTTGAAATCATTCATATTTCTTAACGCTTGGTCATAAATTTCATAATAAATTGCATCGTATCCGTTTGGTGTAGATACAACAATAACCTTACCACCCGTAGATAGAGAGGCCATACAGGCAGACCAGAAATCTCCATCCGCTTCAATAAACGCCGCCTCATCAAAAATAAGGATAGTGGGAGTATAACCTCTCAACGCATCTTTCGATGTGGCAACCGCCTTAACTTCGCAGTCATTGGTAAGTTTGAAATGTCTTTGTGCGTTTTTATCGGCTGAAAATCCAACGCCAACCCAAGCTGGCCATTGTTCTGTAAAATTTCTAATTTTATTAGCCATCTCAACGGATGTATCTAACTTGTTGGCAATAATTAGAATTTTTTCAGGTTTATGTTTTTTGGCAAATACCAATTTTTTGGATGCCCATGCAGCGGTTACTGTTGTTACACCAGCCTGACGATACTTTAAGGCAATGTTTTCATTGTGGGCATCGTAGTCTTCAATTAATCTTACTTGGTCAGGAAATAAATCTAATGGAACGTATTTTGATACGGTATTATCGTATGTCTGTAAATAAGTACGAAGTGCATAAGGTGTGTTCCTCATACACTTCGTTACTTCTATAATTAATTGTTCTTTAGTCACAAATTATTATTTGGGTCTTGATATCCCCAAACTACCGAAGAAGTCGTCAAGTCCGTCATCTTCATCTTCAGAATCAATACCTTCCTCTTCTTTATAATCTTCAAATTCGCCTTTCATATTTTGAGCCTCTTTCATGATTTCTTCAAATCTTGAAGTTGCTTTTTTTACTTTAGACGCATCTTCAGAGATGGCGTTTCCTATGATTTCTAAAAATTCTTGAGCCGGTATTTGGTATAACAAGATATGGAACCAGTTTATTAAACCTTTGTTCGAATCATCAAACATTGAGTTTGGTAAAGCATTTCTAAGTTTTTCTACAATTTCAGGTCCTATCCTTAACTGCATCGGTTCATTAGATAACACATCCACAGCACCTCTCACTTTATCTCTAATACTTTTATTTTGTGAGTGTCCGTGTCTTCCCTTAGCTTCTTCTAATCCTTTAATAATCTCATGACATAAAATAGGGAATATCATTCCAACCGCGACAATTTTTGTATCAGGTTTTTCTTCACTTTCTTCTTCTCCACCTTCTTCACCTTCTTCTCCTTCATCGTCAGCATCTTCTAAGGATACTTTACCTGCAACACCTTGACCTGTTTGACTCATCATCTCAATCATTTGTTCCATAGTAAAATACATGAAATCATTGATTGCCATGATACCTAAATAATCTCTATAAAGA